GTGGCAGCACCAGAAATGCACCTCTGGGAGCAACCAGGCTCACCGTTCGCGTTGAACTTCGACGCGACTGGCGCTGGCAACTTGACTGTGAAGTCCGTCGTTTACGGCTACGCAGCATTCTCAGCAGGACGTTACCCAACAGCGGTCTCTGCCATCGCAGGCACTGGCTTGGTAGCACCTTCATTCTAATCGAATGATCTAGTTCAAAGGCCAGCAGCTGCGTTTCCCCCGACTCAGCTGCTGGCCCCACTAAGGGGGCAGTATGAAAGCAAGTCACAAAGTCTCGGTCGGGGTCTGCGACCCTGGAGTGGTCAACGGCGACTTCGCGCTCCGTATGGTTCAACTGACGCAGTCGCGCAGCTCCAGACTCGGCCCTTACGTTCGGGCTCAGGGTTCGGGCTTGCTTAGCAAGCTGCGCAACCGAGTCGTGAAGACCTTCTTGGACGGCACGACCTCAGACTGGCTTCTGTTGATAGACACCGACGAGCAGCTATCGGCTGAGGCGTTCGATATCCTTATCAACACGGCACACGACAAAGAGCGACCAGTCGTGGCAGGCTTGTACTTCGGAGCCTGGGACGTCAACGAAAGCATCTACCCGATGCCTGTGCCGCTGATCTTTGAAGCCAATGCAGAGGGGCGGCTCACGTCGATCAGCGACTACAAGCGCAACGCGATCTTCGAGATCGACGCCTGTGGGACTGGCTGTATGCTAATCCACCGCAGCGTGCTCGAAAAGATGCGCGAGGCTGCAGACCCGAATCAAGGCACTGACTGGTGCTGGTTCTGGGACGGGCCCATCAACGGCGAGTGGGTTAGTGAAGACTTACTCTTCTGCCGCAGGATTAAGCAGCTGGGCTTTCCGATCTACGCAAACACGGCGGCCGTCTTGCCGCACCAAAAGGCTTACTGGCTTGACGAGAGGCACCACCTCGACAGGCACAACCGCACCAGCTAGAGAAGAGGACACGACGTGGCACTGACAAACGCCTACTGCACGCTAGCCGAAGTCAAGGCAGCGCTTGCCATCACTGACTCGATCGACGACACACCACTCGAAGCCGCGATTCACGCAGCTAGTCGAATGATCGACGACTACACAGGCCGCTTCTTCTACCAAGACGGCACCTCGCAGGTGCCAGTCTCTCGATATTTCACACCGATCGACCCGTTCCTGCTGGCTATCGACGACATCGTCACAGTCACCGAGGTCGCGATCGACGAGGACCTGGGCCAGACCTACGGCACGGTCTTTGCAGCCAGCGACTTCTTCAAAGAGCCGATCAACAACCCACGCAGGGGCTGGCCATTCAGCAGGCTCCTTGCGATCGGCGCCTACATCTTTCCGAGCAACTTGCCACAGTCAGTCCGTGTCAAGGGCATCTGGGGCTGGCCTGCCGTGCCTTATGAGGTGCAAGCCGCCACCCAGATGCAAGCTTCTCGCATCTTTAGCCGTCGGCAGTCACCCTTCGGCATCGCAGGCTCTCCAGATCTCGGCACGGTTCGCCTTTCTGCCAGACTCGATGCAGACGTTGAAACGCTGCTGCGCCCATTCCGCAAGCTCGATGGCGTGGCGATCTAGTGCTGCCAAGTGCCGTGCGTGACGGACTCGTCACCAGACTTCAAACCATCGCGAACCTTCGCTGCTATGACACTCTTCCAGACGCTGTGACACCGCCCTGCGCGGTGATCGGCAACCTCGATCTGACCTTCGATATCGACAACGCTCGCGGCCTAGATCAGGCGAACCTGGATATCCTGGTCATCGTGCAGCGAATGTCGGAGCGCGCTGGGCAGAACAAGCTCGACGCTTTCCTGGCTGGCACGGGCGCAGGCTCGATCAAGACAGCCATCGAAGGAGACCGCACTCTTGGGGGCGCAGTTCAGACCTTGCGAGTCATATCGGCATCGCCTGGCGAATATGAGTCTGCAGGGACTTTGTTCCTTGCGTATCGCTACCGCTTGACCATCTACGGATAAAAGGAGACAGAATGAGCTACACCGTAACCTCGGACCTAGAGGTCTGTGGAAAGATCAAAGGTGACAACCTCACCGCAAAAGACCTGGAAGCTGCAGGCGCCGACATCGACGCCCTCGTAGCGGCAGGCCACATCAAAGACAGCACTGCACCAGCGCCGTTTAAACCAGCAACCAAAGAAGGAGAAATCTAATGGCCCGTATAGTTCTAAACGACGCCAAGGTCACTATCAACTCGGTCAACCTGAGCGATCACATCGCGTCAGTCACCATCAGCACGAGCTTCGATGTCGTCGAGACGACGGCTTTCAGCTCGACTGCAGCAAAGACTCGAGTGGCAGGCCTTGCCGACAACTCAGTCACACTTGAGTTCCACCAGGACTTCGCAGCGTCAAACGTCGAAGCGACTCTTAACACGATCGGCTCGTCTTTGATCGGTACCACCACGACAGTCGTGGTCTTGCCGACTTCAAGCGCCGTCAGTGCCACGAACCCCTCATACACCTTCACCGCGCTTTGTTCCGAGTGGACCCCGATCAATGGGTCTGTCGGAGAGTTAGCGACTGCAAGCGTGACTTGGCCGATCACTGGAGCGATCACTAAGGCGGTCGCATAGTGGCACGCCTCGTCTTAACCAACGCGTACGTCCTTCTTGGAGTGTCGAGCGACATCTCAGACCACGTCGCTTCGATCACTCTATCCAGCAGCTTCGACATCGTCGAGACCACGGCCTTCGGTGACTCAGCCAAGAAGAGGGTTGCGGGCCTTGCCGACAACTCACTGACGCTGGAACTTCACCAGGACTATGCGGCCTCAAGCATCGAGTCGATCATCTATCCGCTCCTAGGAACGGCAGTCGCTTTCGAGGTCCGACCAGTCAACACGACAGTCGGAGCTACGAACCCGAAGTACACAGGCTCAGCGCTTGTCACCGAGTGGACGCCGCTCAATGGCTCCGTCGGAGAGTTAGCAACGGCCTCGATTACGTGGCCTATCTCAGGCGCCATCACCAAGTCAGTAACACCGTAACAACGAATCCCAAAGGGGGAAAATATGGACGGACTAGGCATCAAGATCAAGACCACAGACGGAGCAGAGCATCTCTTTCAGCTCCGACCACGCACCATCGTCGCCTTCGAGCAGAAGTTCGGCAAGGGGCTGGCGAAGCTGTTCAGCGAGGACCAGAAGCTAGAGCACATCTACTGGCTGGCCTGGGAGTCGATGCGCAATAACGGACTCGTAGTGAAGCTCTTTGGTCCCGAGTTCCTTGACACCCTCGAGGCGGTGGAGCTAGTCAGCGACGCTTCTTTCGAATCCACAGAGATAGCCTAACCTACACCGTAGCGGCTATCTCTGTGGAAACGGGGATATCACCAGTCGATCTGCTAGACGCGCCTGACGGCATTCTTGAAGCCATCGGCATCTATATGAAACAAAGGAGCAAGCAGCGTGGCTGAGCAACCTATCATTTTGACAGGTATGAAAGAGACGCTGGACGCCCTCAAAGAGTTCGACAAGAGCGCAGTGCGCAGCTTTAATCGCGTGATCAACTCGGAGCTGCTTAGGGCAGAGAGCCTGGCAAAGGGCTTCATACCCAAGGACCCACCGATGCGCGGCTGGCGCACCGTGCCTGCTAAGAACCCTCGCAAGACGGTTCGTGGTGGCGAGGGCTGGCCTGCCTGGGATAGCCAGAAGGCTAGAGACGGCATCAAGAAAACACGCAGGACTGGCAAAGTGCGAGACGACTACACGGTCAGCGCAGGCGCTCTCATTCAAGAGGACGCCTCTGGTGCGATCTTTGAAGTCGCAGGTCGCAGGTCTGGAAGCGTGAACCAGTTCACCGCGAACCTCAACGGCGGCATCTTAGCCTCTCGCGCCATCTGGCGCGCAGTGGACAAGCTCGGCCCCGAGATTCAAATACGAATCGCCGCTGCACTCGAGGACGCAAAGCGCGAGCTGCAAGCGAACTTCAACAAGCGAAAGGGATAGACGATGGCCACTGGCGCGATAGTCGCACGAATCCTCTCGCAATACAACGGCGCAGGCACTAAGGCCGCCAAGAAGGACCTGGTCGCTCTGTCAAAGGGCTTCGACCGTATGGCCAAGAAGTCAGCCAAAGCATTCGGCATCGCTGCCGCTGCAGGAGCTGCCTTCGCAGTCAAGATCGGCGTGGACTCAGTCAAAGCCGCGATCGCAGACGAGAAGTCCCAGGCGCTGCTGGCCAACACCCTGCGCAACACGGTGGGCGCCAATAAAGAGGTCATCGCCTCGGTAGAAGCCTACATCGACAAGGCACAGCGCGCGCTTGGCATCACAGACGACGAGCTTCGTCCAGCCTTCGCGAAGCTTGCAGGCGTAACAGGCAACGTCGGCCACGCTCAGGCTCTGCTCGGTCTTTCGATGGACGTGTCGGCTGGCGCCTCTGTCGATATGGCAGCCGCAACCAACGCAGTCATCAAAGCGACTCAGGGCAACTTCAAAGCCCTGCGTGCTATGGGCGTGCAGATCGACGCCACCACCATCAAGACCAAGGACGTGGACGCGGCGCTCAAGGCTGCCGCAAAGACTTTCGGCGGCGCAGCCGCCACCAGAGCCGAGACCTTCGAGTATCGTATGAAGCGAGTCGGCATCGCATTCGGTGAAGCCAAGGAGACCCTCGGTGTCGCGTTAATGCCGACGATCGAGTCTTTCTTCCAACTGCTGACCCAGAAGGTCATTCCAGCGGTGCAGAAGTTCGTCAGCGAGAACGGCGACAAGCTGGTCGTGGCTTTCCAGACCGCGATCAAAGCGATCTTCGGCTTTGCGATGGTTCTTTACAAGACATTCGACTTCGTAGCCAGGAACAAGGACATCTTTGTCGCTCTTGGCGCGATATTCGCAGCCACATTCGTAGCCAGCAAAGTGATCGCATTCGTTACAGCGGTGCAGGCGCTGGTCAAGGCCTACCAAGCGATCAGAGCTGCAGCACTCGCAGCAGCAGGAGCACAGGCGGCAGCAACTGGCGGCCTCTCTGTCGCTGCAGCAGCAGCAGGCATCGCCGCATTCACGCTCACGCTCGGCGGTCTATACTTGGCTGTCAACAAAGCAAACGCCGAAATGGACAAGGCGGCCAAGAAGGTTGACGGCCTAGAGTTCTCATTTGACGGCTTAGACAAGACCACCACCGACTTCCTGTCCTCTCTCAAGGATATGAACATCGACCTCAAGACTGGCACCTCTGCGACTGCCAAGCTCACCGCAGAGCAGCTCAAGCTGGTCAGAACTCAGGCGACCCTAGCTGCGCTTAAGAAGCTCGGAGTCAAGCCGACGACCGAGACCGACCCGATTCAACTTGAAGCGGCTCGACTCAACCTGGTCAGGCAGGGCGCCTCGGCAGAGCAAGAGCGCGTCGCACAGATTCTTGCCTCGTACACGGCGCAGCTCAAAGCCAACGAAACGCTCCAGCGCTACGCAGATCTGCTGCTGGTCGTTCAAGACAGCAAGGTCACGTCCGAAGAGGTCGCTGTCCTCGCTGGCAAGTGGGGCGTCTCGAAGGAGGCCGTGACGGTCTATATCGCGGCGGTCTATGCAGTTAACGACGGCAAGATCTCAACCGCCGAGGTGGATAAGCTCGCTGGTCAGTGGGGCGTCACCAAGTAGCAAGCAGCTCTTTATCTCGACTTCTTCCAGGCACTCAATGACGGCAAGCTCGACGCGTCAGAGATCTCGAAGCTTCAGGGCCAGTGGGGGCTTACCAATGCGCAAGTGGTGGAGTACGCCAAGCAGATCACCGCTGGCGTCACGCCTTCGACTCTTTGGCCAACCCCTGGCAACTCGGCACGCGACTCTTGGGTCGGCGCACTCGCCGCTCTTAACGCCTACATCGCAGCCCAGAAGGTGCCGATCGCTTTGCCGACCCCAGTCCTTGACGAGACAGCAAAGACAGCGGCCGAAATAAAGGCCCTGATCGACGCTCGAAAGGGTATGCCGATCTCGGGGCCCTATGACCCTCGCGTTTTATATGGCGGCGGCACGGGCGCAGGCGGCAGAACAGCCAGCGACGGCTCCGTCTCGTACTTTGAC